GCTCGACTTCGAACTGGTGGCCCGGCTGGTTCTCGAGCGTCGAGTGGCCGCTGAAGGCGTAATTGGCGGCTTCGGTGGCGACCATCATGCCGCCGATGGTCTTGGCCAGAAAGCCGGCGCGCACGCTGCGGCCGTCGCCACCGAAAATGGCCGAGCCGAGCTGACGAACCGTCGCCTCGTTCCAGTCGGAGGCCATCAACGTCAGCCGCTGCGCGTCCAGGAGCGTCGGATTGCGGCCCATGGCCGAGTAGTTGAGACCACCGAAGCGCTCGTTGACGACGGTCGCCGCCTGATTGGCATCCATCCCGCCTTTCGTCAGCGCCTCCCAGGCGGTGGCTTTCGCGAGCGGGACCGCGCGGTCCCAGAGCGCTGACTGGAGCATCTCGGGGACCGTGCCGCGACTCCCGAGCGGCACACCTGCCAATGCCAGACCCGCCAGGCCACCTTTGGCGGCGTTCGCGCGCGCCTCCTCTTCCGTGCCGCCGGTCAACTTGGTCTCGGTGTAGCCGGCCGCGGCGCCGCCCGCGCCCGAGACACCACCCGCGACGACTCTCCGCCACACCGCGTTGCCGATCTGCGAGCCCACGTCCTCGGGACGCGCGTTCTGGGCCAACCCGGTGACACCCGCTCGCGCCGCTGCGTCGAAGGTGTCCGCCATGCTGCTGCGCAGACCCTGAGCGAAAGTGTCGCTGGCGAAGGCGCGCGCATAGTTAGCGAGCGTCTGGGGTGAGGTAAACGCCGCGTTGAGGGCCTCGGTCAACGTGTGAAAGTTCGACAGCGAAAAGAGCGTGCCTTTGGCGGTGCCGATCGTCTTCAACACGGCGCTGCCCAGCGGGTTGGCGGCGATGTCCGACATGTCGGTGACGGCTTTGATGGGCGCGACGACGTCAGGACTGAAGGCGTAGTTGGCCAGATACGTGTTCGGGTTATCGGTGACGGTCCGGAACTCGCGCGGCGCATTGGCGATCGGCGCGGCCTTGCCCTGCGCTTGCAGGTTGTCGACCAGGGTCCGCGCGGCCTGGTCGCGCAGCTCGCCGCGGACCTGCTGCACCTGGTCGGCCACGGCCGGAATGTCCAGGCGCGCGCCCGCGCTGCGCATCTGATTTTCGGCCATCACCTGGGCCGCGTCGGATTGGCGACCGACCATATTCGCGTAATTGCGGAGCACCCCGGCCGTATCGGTCGGCAGGTTTTCCACGGGGCCCAGCGCGGAGGCGACGAGTGAGCCAAAGCGTGAGGCGGCGGCACCTGGCGCACCAAGGATGCGGCCGACGAGTCCCGGCCGCGTGGGTGCAACCGTGGCCGTCACGCGGGCGTTGGGTGTCTCGACGGTGACCGGGGTGCCTGGCGTGGCGCGTGCACCCTCCAGGGCTTGCGCGGCAGCCGCCGGTGCCGGTGGAACTGGCGCCCGGCCACTGGTCAGCGTCTCGAGCGGCGGACCCGTGGGACTGGTCGTTTCGGGCGCAGCAGTTGGCCCTGGGCCGGCCTGTGCCGTCACGGCCTCCGGTGTGGTCGCTGGCGAAGGCGTGGTCGGCCTCTCCGGTGGGACCTGCAGGCGTCCGTCCGCCGGGTCCGCTGTTGCAGCTACCGTCTTGATCCTGGATCGGACGTCGGCGCCCATCTGTCGGATCGTCGCGTCGGACTCGCCGGGGAATTGGTCCCGCAGGAAGTCCATGAACTGCGCATCAGCTTTGCTGGGCGTCTTCTGAGCGACAATGTACAGCGCCTTTTCGGTGTCGCTATTGAACTGCAGCTGGAAGCCCTTGGCGCCGTAGTTGTACCGGGGGTCCGACTTGGCCAGCGCCGTCGGCAGAGTGGCCTCGGCCATCGGGGGGGTGCTGGTCGGCGCCGTGAACCCACTGGTTGTCCCTGGCGGCTGCGGTGTTGCAGCTGGCTCGAGTGGCGGGCGCTCACGCGCCATGTTCTGCAGGCCAGTCACCACGTCCGTGGCCGACTGCTCCGGCAACGGCGCCGCGAGGGGGCCACTGCCCGGACGCAAGCTGGCCGCAACTTCCGGTTCGAGGGTCGGCGCCGTCGACGGTGTCCGCAGCGGATTGTCGGCCACCCACTGGCGGAGTGTGTCGTTGATGTCCGAGCCCGCTACACCCGCCTGAGTCTGGGCCTGAACGAAGTCGCGCAGGCCCTGTTGGACCTCTTCCGGGTACTGCTGGATGGCCGTGACCAGGTCCGGCACTGACATCCGCTGCGCACCCCCCGGTTGCGACGCAAACGTTGACGCGAAGGCTTCCTCCGGCGGTCTGAGCACGTCGTAGGCGCCGAGCGCACGCGACAGCGCGGCACCCGCCACTTGAGGAACACCCCGCTGGGCTGCGCCCACGACCTCAGGGATCGCTCGCTCGAGCGCAACCGGTCCGACGACATTGGCAACCTGACCAAGCACGCGCGCCGAGTCCGGGTCCATACCCCCCGCCGTCAGACCGGCCGAGACGGCCTGGCTGATGTCGGCCTGCGGACCGCCCGCCATCGGCTCGACCGCGCGCTGCGCCAGGTCGAACGTGCCCTGCACAAAGCGGCCCCAGTCCTGGTTCCGCGCAGCGTCGACGTTGTCCATGAACTGCTGAAACTCGCTGGGGCGGTTGACGTATTGCTGACGCTGTTGCTCGATCACGTCCGCGGCTGCCTGGCCGCCACGTGCGACGGATGCGAGATCGGAGACACGCCCAGCACCGAACGGCAGCGGTGCCTGACCAGCCAGATCGGCACCCTGATTCAGGAGTGTCCACGCCGAACGGCCAGCCTGTCCGAGCGTGTCGACTACTTGCCCGGCAGCCTGCCCAGCGACCTGTTGCACGGCGCGCTGCGGATCAGCCAGCGGACTCGCCGCGGGCACCTGCGGGTTGTCGACGGCCATGCCACCCTGGAGCTTGCCCATGCGCGCTTCCATCTGGTCGGGCGTCATCCACTCGCCGCCACCCTTCAGGTCGGTACCACTCGAGCCGACGTGAAACGCGCCGGTGTTCGGGTCGTACCCATCTGCGGTGAAGTAGTGACCGGTCGTGCTGATGGTCACCGGATTGCCAGAGCCGGCTTCTTTGGCCAGCGCCTGCCAGTCCGCGCCCACCATACGGTGCGGAATCTGCATCTTGTCGAAGAGCTGCGACTCAGAGTTGAGTCCCGCCATGCCGCCCTGCGGAGTCCAGCCCACCTGAGCGGCCAGGTCGGTGGCCTCGCGCAGGGTCGGCTGACGCCCCATCATCGTCGCGAAGCGCACGGCGGCCGCGGGCCCGCACGCGGCGTAGGCTTCCGCCGCGGTGAGCTGCTTGTCGCCGAACTGACTGATCGCCGGCAGCGCATTGCTCGCGGCTTGCTGCGCGTCCTGGACCGCCTGCTGCGCGCCCTGCTGGACGGTCTGCACCACGTTCTGCGCGCCCTGTTTGGCGTTGCCGAGGATGTTCTGGACGTAGCGCTGTGTCTCCGCGTAGGGTGGCACGCCGTCGTACTGCGCCACCGCACCTGGGCCCGCGTTATACGCCGCCAACGTCTTGGACCAGTCGCCGCCATACTGCGCCAGGTGCTGCGCGTCCATCTTCGCCGCGGCGTCCAACGCGGCATACGGGTCGGTTGGATCGATGCCCATGCCCTGCGCCGTGCCAGGCATGAACTGGGCGATGCCGATGGCACCGGCGGGCGACTTCGCGCTGGGATTGAAGCCGGACTCTTGCTGGATCTGGGCAGTGAAGATGTCGGGATCGATGCCCGCTTTCTGCGCCGCCTGACGGGCGTAGGCCTGCAGATCGCCACCTGGTTGGACCTGGTCCTGCAACTGCTGCGGCGCTGGCTGCTGCTGTTGGAACGGTGGCTGGTTGAGCGGCTCGAGCTGCTGCACCACGTTCTGCTGGGCGCCCTGGAGGTTCTGGAGTTGCTGCGAGCCGAAGTCCTGTAACCGCCGCGTAATGTCTTGCAGCCCACCGCCCTGGTCCAGCGTCGTCATCTGCGGTTGCTGGGGTTGCTGCTGGGGTGGATTGAGAGCCTGCAACTGCTGGCTCCCGAAGTCCTGCAAGCGCTGGGTCACGTCCTGGAGCGCCTGGGTGCCGCCCCCTCCCGGCGCGAAAGGGGCCTGCTGATTCAGTTGCTGCGCCTGCTGCATCAGGCCGTCGCCGTAGTCCTGGAGCCGCCGCTGGGCTTCCTGGGTGGCGTCGTCGAGCAGCAGGAACGGCATCTACTCAGGCCCTCTTTTTGGGTAGCCCTTGCTGCGGAGCGACCCTGGCTGGCACCGAGCCGTACCACAGTGCCCAGCCCTTGGGATTCGCCACCGCTTGATCCAGGGCAAAGTTGGTCGCGTCCTTCCAGGCACGCGGGTCGCCTGGCTGCCAGCCGGTCTGCGCGGTGAAGTCATTGCCCATGCCCGCGACGCTGCCGTACTGCGCGTAGGGCGTGCCGGCGCCGCCGTAGTGCAACTGGAACGGCCAATAGCTGCGGCCGGTAGGAAAGACGCCCTCCTGGGCGGGCGAGTCGAAGCGACCGGTGGCCGGGTTGGTGCCCTCGTGCATGGCGACGGCCAGCGCGGTGTCCGGGTCGATGCCGCGCGCGATCGCTGCCTGGCGGATGTAGTCAGAGATCTCGTCGTGTGACGGCGTCGGCGGCGCAGCGCCCGGTCCCGGTGTGCCACCCAGATGAGCCGCCAGGTCGGGGTCCGGCTGGTAGGTGGTCGGCTGCAGCACGGCAGCCGGACCTGGCGCGCCATTCAGTGGCACGACGGCCTCGGGGCCCTGCTCGCCGATGAGCGCGATCGTCGGTTGAGTCACGACACCGCCACCGGCCATCGCCGGAATCATGCCCGGGGGTGGCTGCACTGGGGGCGCCGGCGCGAGCGGCTGCGCCGGCGGGGCGAGCGGCATCGGCGCAGCTGGTGGCACGGATGACTGGGGCGGGACCTCCGGTGGCGGGACTTCCTGGGCCGTCGGGTACGTCGACTGCAGCGCCTGTTCGGGTGGCTTCGGCAGCGGCACGTTCGCCTTGGCCGCCTTCGGCAAGGGTGGCTCCGGTTGGATCTCCTGACCTGGTGGCATGCTCACCCCGAGCCGCTGCATGCTGGCCAGGAACTGGACCGGGTCGCGCGTGGCTTCCTGCATCAGGTAGGTGCGATCCTCGCTGGCAAACGCCTGGCGATACCGCTCGTCGAGCTGCTCGTTGCTGACCCGCGACACGTCGCCCTCCTGACCGCGGAAGATCTGCTGGCTGATGGAGTACGCGTCGTTGGTCACCTCGCGGGTCATCGAGTCGCGCAGCGCGTTGGCGTCGGTTTGATTGTTCGGCATCAGCGGCTCGCGAAGTACACGACCGCGCTCATGACCAGCACGAACAGGACGAACAGCAGGATGACGGTGCGCGCGTCGACATCCACTCCCTCACTTCTTGCCGACGCCGATGCCGGGAAACTTGCGCTTGACCGCCGCACGTACCTGAGCTTTCTCCGCACTCGAGCCGTGCTGGGAGACACGGGCCAGCGCGTTGCGCGCGTGACTGGCGTCCGGGATCGGGTACGAGCCACTGCCTTTACCGCCCTTGCCCTCGCCCTTGCCTGGCAGCGCGAAGCTCGAGCTCTTCATCTGCTGGCGCCCTTTGGCAGTGAGCTTGGCCATCACTTCTTGCCTTTCCGTGCCGCGCGGACCGGCACGCCGCGCTTGCGGTCGAGCGCGTTGTCCTTCTTGCTGCCCTGTTTGATGCCAGCCTTCTTGTCCGCGGCGGCATCCTGGGCCTCGGTCCACTTCCTGGCCATTACTTGGTGCGGATGCCGTTCGGCGGTCGGGTCACGGCGTTGGGCAGGTTGCTGGTCTGGACGGTGTTACCGGCCGGCAGGGGCCCGTTTGGACCAGGACTGTGCGTCGGTCCGCCGATGCAGCTCGTCTTCTGACCACCGTTGAACGGCGGATGCTCTTTGCCACTGGGTGGGGTGAACTTGGCCATGCTCAGACTCCTCCTGCTCCTGGTGCGCCGACGTTCTGCGCGGCGCCCTGCATCACCTGCTGACCAGGTGGTGGTAGCGCGCCGGTTCCATTCGGCGCGGTGGCGAGCGCGGCCAGGTCCGGGACGCCACCTGCGCCCGGTCCACCGCCTTCGAACACACCCGGTGCCATTGGCTTGGGTGGTGCAAATGGACCGCCTGGGCCCATGTTGCCGGTGACTGGCATGACGCCTTTCGCGGCCAGGGCCTGCGCCTGTGCCGCGGCGCCGAGGATGTCGCCGCGGCCGGCGAACTGGAAGATCTGCTGGTCCAGCCACTTCTGGTACTCGGGCGACTGGCGGATCCGGTCGCGCGCCTTGCTGCGGCGGATCTCGTCGGGATTGTCGCCCAGGTATTCCACCGCCTCGTCGCTGCCCCAGGTGCCGGCCTGCAGACGCTCGTGGGCGTAGCGCGCCTTGATCAGGTCGTCGGTGGGCAGCTCCTGCTTGACGTCCCAGCGCAGCTTGACCGGACGCTCGAAGTCCGCCGGCCCGAGGCCGATGTAGCCCGAACCGGACTTTGCCGCGCTGCCGGAGTAGCCAACCCAGATCTTTTCCTGGACTTTGTTTTGGGCCAGGTCCCAGAGTTTCTCGGTCTGGCGCTTGAGCAGCTCCTGGATATTGTTGACGATCGGGCCCACCCGCACGCGCTGGTACTGCAGCACCTGGCTGATGGCGAAGCCGGCGCCCTCCATACCAGTCAGGGTGGTGACGCGTGGCGACTCGAGCTCGCGAATCGCGGTGTCGACGAGCGACATGTGCTTCTCGAGCGTGGTCGCGTCGGGGTACTGGATCCGCGCGAGCTGGCGACCAGGGCCCAGGTTGATCACCTCGCCTGGCAGCGGCCCGGGGTCGCGGTCGCGCGGCTTGCCGTCGTCGCCGATGACCGGTGCCGCGGACGAGTCGCCATATGTCACTAAGGGACTCAGTAAGTCTCTCGCGACATATTGCGCGTGCATTGCACGTAAATATTGTCTGTATTGGACCAGCCACAGTTTGGTCTGACTGACGCCCCAGCCCACCTTGCGGTTGCGCCAGAAGTTCATCCATAAACCAGGCGCGAAGTCGTAGGGGAGGAAGCCGTAGTTGTGGCGGAACTGCTTGACGATCGCTCCGGTCGGCTCGTTGTGGCGATTGGTGCCGGTGACGCACCAGGATGCCCAGGTTTCGTCCCAGTGCTCGAGCATGGTGATGCTGGTCGGCAGGATTGGCCGCTGGTTGGCGCCGAAGCTGTTTGACGCCTGGGCCTGGCCCATCTCCTCGGGCACGATGTTGCCGTCCTCGTCGAAGCCCAGGCGGTAGCGGCGGAACGTGGTGCGCACCGGACGATCGGTGACTTCGATGACCTCGCACACGCGTCCGCCCATCGTGTCGGGGTAGATCGCGCGCGCGTCCACGAATTCCCAGGCGAACGGAGGACCGCACTGCTTCTTCACGTCCTCGGTGGCTTTGTCGTAGTGCTGCCACGCCTCGGCGCTTTCGCCGGGATTGGGCACCGGGTACGCGTAGCGTTTATCCCACGCGTCGGGCAGAAACAGGATCTTGGCCCATGCGCCGCCGTCATTCAGCGCGGCATCGGTGATGAAGTTCATCGTGTCCATGCCCGGCGTCCTGGACCCGCACTGCCACAACGTTTCTTCGGTCCAATGCTCACGCTGCGAGGCTGCAGTCTGCGCGGTGTCCGACTCGCCGCCGTCCAGGTGCAGCTTCGGGCGCTCGAGGGTCAGCATCGCGGTTTGCTGAAATCCCTCTTCGCTGACGTCGGGATCGCGCGGATCCACGTTGACCAGCGTGTACTTCTCGTCGGCGCCCATCATGGCCGGGATGCGCATCTCGCGCTGCGCGCGGGCGGTGTCGATCTGGACGTCGTCGCGCCGGTACCGATCAAACATTTCTGTCTGGAGCTCGGACAGGTACGTCGCGCTCGGCGGATCGTCGGCCACGCCGCGCTCAGTGTAGCCCGTGAAACATCGTCGTGAAACATTGAGCCGGCTTGCTGTCGTGGCACTGCACGTGCGGTAGTGTTGGCTCATGAGCCAACCACAACAACCAGAGCCGCGGCGCCAGACGCCAGAAGAGACGATGGCCCGCATGGCCGGCGTGCCGAAGACGCCTGACGAGATTGAAGACGAGCAGAAGACGCTCGAGGACGAGCGCAACCAGAACCTGCAGCGCAACGCCGGTGTCCAGCCCAAGACTGACACGCCCACGTCGGCGCCGGCGCCGTCCAGCAAGCAGACCACGTCCACGTCAGCGCAGACCACACCCAAGACCTAGCGCGAGAAGGCGTAGCTCGAGCGCGTACTCACCGCGGGACGTATCGTGCCGAGCCACGCCAATGCGAGTGCGATGACGGTGTCGTCGTGTGCGCCGCCTGGTGCGCCATAGCGCAGGATGCCGCTCGGTAGCCGCTGCGCTTCGTAGGCCAGCAGCTCGGACGTCTGCACCTGGTCGTCGAGCAGCGCCAGGTCGCCGTTCTCGATGGCCAGGCTGAGGGCCTGGATGGCCGCGGCTTTGGTGGCGTTGGTGGCCAGCCAGGGCTGCATCGGTAGCGCGCGGCGTGAGTCGCCGATCATCCTCGAGTAGCCCTGCTGCAGACGCTCGACGATCGGGTTGCCCATCGCGTTCGTCTCCGCCACGATCGCTCGAGGCTGGTACAGGTCTGCCCAACGATGCAGGCGTTCGGCCTGGAACTCCCAGTCCAATTGGGTGAAGCGGTCCACAGCCACCTGGCTGTTGGTGCTTGCGTCCAGGACGCTGATGACCGTGAAGTCGTTACTGCGGCCCCAGTCGACGCCGAAGACATACACGTGCCCCTCGCGCGGCGGCTCCGGCTGCAGGTACGCCACGCTATCCACACCGCGGAATACGCCGCCGCCTTCGAACACCAGGAACTCGGCCAGGTACTCCTGGGCAAACACCCGTTCGGGCAGCTCGGCGCGCGCCGCCTCGATCTCGCCGCGGTCGATGAACGGGTTGACGCTGGTCGGCATGCGCCAGGACGCCCACTGGTCGCGCAGTGGATCCTGGCCGAGCTGGTACAGGTCATAGAACGCATTCAGGCCGCGGGGTGTGCTCAGGAACCACGCGCCGCCGCGCAAGTCGGCGAGCGTCGGCCGCAGCGCCTGTTGCCAGATGTCCACCAGGTTGCGCACGATCGCCGCCTCGTCGATGACAATCTTGGCGTACTTGCGTCCGCGGGCCGGGTTCTCGTCGTCGAGCGACCAGCACTCGAGCGTGCCGCCGCTGATCAACTCGAGGCGGTGGTCCTGCTCGCTCTTGATGCGGATCACTTCGTTGAGCGTGTGTTTCACTTCGCGCCAGAACTCGGCCAGCAATTTGTACGTTGGAGCGAAGTAGCCCACCGGTTGCGCGTGAATGGCATCCTCGGCGAGGACATTCAACGCGAGCGTGGTCTTGCCGGTGCGCCGCCCCAAACATGCCACATTGAACCGTTTTGCATGGGCGAGGATCTCACGCTGCGCCGGGTGTGGCTCCAGCAGTCTGACGCGTGGCATTCACTCCAGCGCAATCCCGTTGTGCGGCACGTCGAAGACCGTCGCCGGCGCGCGGCCGACGTACTCCACTTCGATCACCTGACGGCCGTCAGTGGTCACCTTCTCGGTGGCCTTGAAGCCGGCGTAGTCCAGCACGTACTTGATGGCATTCAACGACACGCCGTCGGCGTCCGCGTGATTGATGAGTTGCTGCAAGCGACTGAGCGCCGGATGCACCAGCGCCTTCATGCGCTCCTCCGCGGACGCGAGCGCCTGGGGTGACTTGCCGCCGTGCATCTTGCACACGGTCTGACCGCGCATCACCCACTGCGTGCACTTGCCACCGGTGCGCGTACGCCGCCCGCACTTTTGCGGCGGTATGGGGTGATCAGACGGCATGGGGTCACGCGGCTCCAGCACAGGGCCAGTCGGCGCCGCACGCCGCGCAGAACTGTCGGAAGTGCGGCACCCGGGTACCTGGCATTGGCGTATGGGTCACGAGGTGACCAGCCCGCGGCCCGCACGACCCCTGAGACTGGGCACCCCGCCCCTCCACACGGCCGAGCAGCTCGAGCTCGGTGGCGTAGTCGGCGCTGAGGTCGTGCCACTCTTCGATCGACAGCACGTGGCGTGGCGTGGAGTGCAGGAGCGTACCGACGGCGCGCAGTTGATCCTCGGCGCAGCGGACCGAGCAGTAGCGGTGCATCACGTCGACGTCCAGGAGTGTGCCGCAGCAGACGCAGTGCATGTCACGCCGTTTTTCGGACAATGCCGAGGTCGCGCGACTCCTGCGCGTAACGCTCCAGATTGATCAGACCGCGGCTGCTGAAGATCTCAGGGTTCCACGCGGCGAATGTCGCGAAGCATGCTTCTGGCCAAGCGTGCAAGACATGGCCCGGGATGCGATAGAGCGCCGTGACGGCGCCTGATTGCAGGATGAACGTGTCTCGCCGAGCGTCGCGTTGTTGTTGCGGGGACGATGAATGGAAGCGGAATCCATCGCACTCGAAGGCGACGGGACCAAAGACAAAATCCAGTCGATAGGGTCCGACGGGAACCTGTGAACGCAAGTCATGCTCACGCAAGTATTTGTGGGCAAACCAGGCGAAGCGTTGCTCCAACGGCGAGTCGCAGCGCAAGTCGTCGATGTCGGGATGCGCGTCCGAGTCGGGCCAAACAGCCATCCGCATCCAATCAGCCCGATCGATGTCTGGCAGGTTCACAGGGTCTCCATTTGGCAGCCACCTGGTTGTCATGCCGTGGCCCTGGCCTTGTTGGCTTCGCGGCGCTTGGCCTCACGGAAGCGAACTTCGAGCCTGTAACAGTTGGCATTGCGACAGTCGTCCGCATGTCCATGGCGTGACCACTCGGGCAGGTCACGCTCACATCCCGGGCAGCGATACGACTCGGATCGGAGTTGCTGGGGTGGTGGCCCGCCGGGCGGTGGCGGTTCGTCGAGACCTGCCAGGTGAGCGCGGTACTTGAGCAGTTCTTCGGTCATGAAGCGGCGTGCGAGGGCTGGCGTGATGCTGGTTTTGAGCTCGAAGAGCGCGTGCCACGCCGACTCGAAGGCCTCAGAATTTTTGAACTTTTCTCGAAAGTCCCAGGCCATCTGACGCGCGTCGGACTCGGACAGTGGCGACTCACGAACAGGCATCGTAACTCCTCGAAAAATTCAAAATTGCAGCAGCAGCAGCAGCCCTGCGTCGCCCCGCGTCTGAACTCAGCGAGCGACTCTCGCGCGCGCGGCTCACCGGCGTCAGGTCTCCGGTCGTGCTCCCGGTCCGGCTGCTACTGCTGCTGCCGGTAGAGGAGTAAGTAAGAGCTAGCGACGTACTCCGGGACCGGGTGTTGGATTTTGCTTGAGCGGTTGCTTGCCGTTTGCTTGAGCGGTTGCTTGAGCAGGTGCTAGACATCGTGCTTGCCATTTCGTCGAGCAGGTGCTCTAGCACGTGCTTGAGCAGATGCTTGACCACCTGCTTGACCGGCGGCCACCTTGTGCGCCACATACGCGGCGACCTCCGCTCGGCTGCGGTTGTGGCGGAGGTAGTCGTGGAGCTGGTAGCCACCCTCGACGGCTTCCCAACGACCGGCTGCCACTAACGCTTTTACCGCCTGCTTGATCCGCGGCAGCAGCGGCAGCGCGCCCTGGGGGACGAAGCCGTCTGTCAGGAGGTCATCGCAGTAGCTGATGCTCCACGCGTGGAGTCCCATCGCATCCAGCCCGAGCGCCAGAATCTTCGGATTGGCATGCCAGTGCGTGTCCAGCACCGCCACCGCTATCGCTCCTCCTATCCCAGTGACTTCGCGATCTCGTCCTCAATCGGCGTGCGCGGCACGGGCGCATCCTTGAGTTCCACCATGAGGTAGCGTCCCAGACGATCGAACACCCATTCCGGATCCTCGAGCAGCATCGGCTCGAGCTTCACCGTGATCGCCAGTGGCTTCTCCGGATCCTTCGGCGCGGCGCCCACCACCTGCGCCAGTCGTGCACGAAATTGCATCGCTATCGCTCCATTTCTGAATTGATCTCCGCTCCCACACGCGCGCGAGCCACCGCGACATAGCGCTCGCTGACATCGCAGCCGTACGCCCAGCGCCCCAACCTCGCTGCGGCGACCAGCGTCGTGCCACCGCCCATGAACGGGTCCGCCACCAGGTCGCCCGGGTAGCTGTACAGCTTGATCAGCCGGCGCGGCAGCTCAACCGGGAAGGCCGCGGGATTGCCCCAAGCGTCCGACTCCAGCACTGCCGGAATGAACCATGCGTTTCGCGTCCACGCTTTGAACTCCTCCGGCTCCAAGTCGCTGTCAGCCGGCTCGCGCGCCCAGGTCGTCTTCGATGCGACGTACACGGGCTCGGCGACCGCGCGCAGCACCGGGTTTTCCGCCGAGCACCAGGTGCCCCATGCCGTCGACTGCGACGTGACCTGCTCCGGACTCTCACCCTTTACCCAAGTGATGCGTTCGCGCAGCATGAAGCCCACATCCTCCAGCGCAGGCAGCAGATAGGCGTCGATGAATGCCGCCCACGGACGGCCATTCGAGCCTGGCGGCCTCCATTTGCGCGTGCCATTCGTCCGCCACGCCTCATAGATACCGGGACGCGCTTCGCCCTCGACATCCTGGCGCACGACGTTGGCCATGTTGAGACAAAGGCGCCCACCCGGTACGAGCACGCGGTACGCCTCGCGCAGCGCCGGGACGATCAGGCCATCCCAGTAGTCCTCCCAGGGCAGCCAGTCCTCGTACCCGTCATACATGAGGCGGGCGTTGTACGGCGGCGAGGTCACAACGAGATGGACTGAGCCGTCGTCCAGCGGCAACCGTCTGGCGTCGCCGAGCTCAATCTGGACCGTCGGCGGAATCGGCCGCGGCAGGCCCTCCTGCACCAAACCATTGCGCAGGCTCCGCTGCGCTCGTCGCTGCGACTGTAGCCATAGGATCGCCGCGCTCAGAGTGGTCTCAGCTGGCAAATACGAAATTTCTTTCGCATTTGTCCCTAGCGCCATGAAGTGTTGCGCCATACGCTCGCCCATCGGGAAATGGCTAGGATCTTGAATCCACGGCAGCCACCGACCATGCCCGAGTTCGCGTTTCAGAGCGAGTAAGGCCTGTCCTAATTCGACGGCGAGCGCGATGGTGCGCCGCCAACTGTCTGCGAACTCCGCGGTCAGTTCGCGCACTCTCATCTCGGCCGGCGAGACGAGTTCGATCACACGTCTTTCCAGCCTGCGTAGTGATGCTGGCGGAGTGCGTCGCACCAGCCATTCAGATAGGCGTCCAGGTCCATGCGTCGCGGCGTATCACGGGTCGACAAATCTCCCCGTCTCTCGAACGCTTCGGCGATACGCTGGACCTCCCAGCGCTGCAGTCGTGCACCCGCGGGATGGTGCTCGATCCGCTCGCGCAGATGATCGACGGCAATGCTCATCGCGAGCGGCCCCGGCCAGGTCTATCGCGACACGTACGCCAGTGGCTGGTGCCGGTCCTGGTGCCGTCGGGCTGAATGTCGAACGGGCAACGCCGGCCGTTCGCCCGGGTGAGGCCCCACCAGATCGGCGCGTGGCACATCGGCTGGCGACAGTGGCTCGACGGCGCGTCCTTGCCCTCGAGGACCTCGCGCGCATCGTCGGGATACGCCCGCCAGGCATACTCCCGCTCGGTCTCGCCCGGCCGCCGCTCCACGCTCGTGGTCATGGATGCCTCCGCGCAGGGCTCAGCGCCTCAGACAAGATGGGCGAAGCCTCCATCATGGGCGATTCGTCGCCGGGCCACTCCAGCGACTGCGGACGCAGCATCGCGTTGAGCGCCCGCCGCATCGCGCGCCGCAGATACTCCACCTCGTCGTAGTGCCAGGACAGGTCGTGCCGAAGACGTTCAACCTGATCCTCGCTGGTGGTCACTGCAGCCCTTCGCTCGCCCGCTGGCGCTCGACCTCGCCGTTCTCGAACTCGAAGCGCGCAATTCTGTCCTCGAGCTCCAGGTTGGCCGCCTCGACGACGTCGTCCGCCTTGCCGAGCGCCAGCGGCTCGAAGCCGTCGAGGTGCAGCTCGCGCGCACGCCGGACGAGCTCCCGATTGCGGCGGTACTTGTCGACCAGCTGGTCGGGTGGTGCCGGCGACGGAGATGCGGGGTCCGCCGCCGCACCCGACGGCTCAGGCGTGGTGAGGTCCTGAGCGCTATTTAATCCAGGCTCGGCGCTTCGCGAGAGCACCTCGCCGGTCTGTCGATCGACGACGCGATCGCCAGCAATGACGACGTCGTCCTCCGCGGCGTACACCTGGTCGTAGGTCCGCGCGTCGCGCGCGATCTTCGCCGGGTCGTCGCGCACGCGCTCGTCCGCGGCGGCGGCCTCCTCCCACGCGCCAGGCGCCGGCTGGACCTGCAGGCGGTCCGTCTGCTGCGGAAAGCCTTTTCTCAGAGCGTGCGACTCGGCGCGGATGGCGAGCTGGTTGTGCGGCCGCTTGCGGTACTGCTCGCCCTTTTTGCCTTCGCCTGGGTAAAACTCCGTCCAGCGCGCCGAGCCGGTGAACGGCACACGCTGCCCGGCGACGATCTTCCACACCGTGACCGTAGCCTTCGACGGCGCGCCCTTCGGCTGGCCGACGTCCTCGTATTCGTAGACCGCCTCGTCGGAGCCGGCGTAGCAGCCGCTCTCCTCGGCCTGGGCACGGTAGCCGTTGATGCCGACCACGATCTCGCCGGGCGAGTTGCGGTCGTACTGGATGAAGTAGATCTGCCGCGTCATCGGGTCCAGCCCGAGGCGGCGCGCGTTGTACAGGAACGTCGCCAGCTCCAGCGCTGTGGCGCCAGGACAGATCGTCTGGCGGATCAGCTGGATGACACGGTCGTTGAAGCCGGTCACCTGGGCGAGGTTCGACGCCTGCCGCTTGACGCTGAGCGCTGGTAGATCAGCGCGTTCAATCGCTTGGGTCATACAGTCGATGCCTCCTGTTCGGGTGGTTTGGCGATGCGTGCCTCGCGCCACTCGCGAAATTCGCGGATGATCCCCCACAAGACGTTGTCCTGAAGCTCCCACTCCGGGCGCTGAAAGAACTCGATCAGGAACGCGTCGGTCAGGCTCGCCTCGCAGGCATGCACCAGGTTGCGCGCCAGGTCCTCGGCCTCCTCGACGGTCAGCTGCGCCTTCTCCCGAGGGACTTCGACCTGCACCATCGGGATACGGTTGTCGCGGCCGTAGAGCGTCGTGACGTTGATACTCGGCACTAACGCACTCCAATCACACGCGAGCACACGGGCCATGCCTGCCATCCCTGCACACTCAGGCCCTGCTGGGCGACCGCGATCTGGGCCCCGCGTGTGGCAAGGTCCGGCCGCGATGCATACGCCAGCCCGCCGTGGCGTCGCCAGAACACCAGGTCCTCCTGCAAACCACCGAAGTACCCATTCCCGGAGTTCCGGTTCCAGCGGCCGCTGCTCTCACATTGCGCAAGACGGTCCCACACGCCGTACCCCGGTTCGGGTGTCGGTTCCGCAACTTCCGGCACTTCCGCGACTTCCGGTTTCTCGACCTGATCCGAGGCGCCGCCCTCAGCCGCGGCGTGGATCTGCAGCGCCGCACCGAAGACCGTGCCGACGACGATGCCGAACGCGACCAGGACGACGTTGCGCGCCATCAGAAGTCGTCCTCGCGCTCAACGTCGCACGGGTATTCGTCGCAGAGCTCCGGATCATTGCCGTGGTCGCACAGGTCGAAGCCGTAGTGCAGGCCGCACATCGTGACGTCGACCCCGTGGCACAGGTCGTCAATGCACGGCGCCGGCCCACCCAGCTTGCAGCGCACGGGGCCACGCCGAACTTGCGTACGCGCCCAAGCCACTAGCCCGCACTCCGCAGGGCGAAGATCAGGATGAGCACGAGCAGGAAGCCGAACGGCAGCACGATGCGCAGCTGGTCGTCGCTCACGCGCTCACCCCGGTCGTTTCCTCAAGCAGAACGCGGAGACCCTGCGGACTTCGGCTAGCGTACTGCCAGACACGCTGCAGCCGACGCCGCGCTTCGGGTGTGCCGCGGATGTCGATGACATCGCCAACGCGCTCCTGTTCGGCAGCCGACAACCGACGTCGGACGTGAAACGCATAGCCTGTCCACTCCTCCCATTCACCAAGGTTCGCATCGCCGACGCCCTCCAGCGCTTCGAGCGCAAACCGTCGTAGCGTCTCTCGACCAATGGGCCAGCCTTGGCTTGCTGCCGCGCTCGCGTGCCACACGGGCCCGCCCAGTCCCATCTGTAGTCACTCATAGCCACTGTTGACCGACAGCACGATCGAATGGGTCGCGTTGCGCCAGCCGAAACGTGGATGCGCGGTTTCCGCCGCCAGTCGACAGTGCTGTTTCAGCGCGAGCTCCTGGTGCTCGTTCACGCGCTCACCTCGGCCCGTCCGCGCAGGCAGTCGTGCTTTCTCACGGGGTACAGCTCGTCGTGCTCGTCGCAGAAGAAGGCACGACAAAGGGGACACCACGTCTGGACCGGCTGCCGGCAGCCGAACTGCTGGCACAACTCGGGTACTCCCAAGAGCAGGCGCGCGATCGTCTCCTCCACCAGTTCCACGTCGTCGCTCACAACGGCAGATCCTCCGGGTCCGGGTCGGCGTCCGGCAGCGTGCCGGTGCTTGCGGGCGGCAACTCGGAGGGCGTCACCGCGTCCCTGACCCGCCACGCCGGCGATTGGGCTAACTCGGCATGCACCAGCTGCCGCGCGGTCGCCAGGGTCGCAGCCACCGCTTCCGAACTCAGGTCGTACACCTCGCCGAGCGGCACGTCCAGTGTGACCTCGGCCGCCTCGGTGCCGTAGTTGCCGTCCGAGACCTGCTTGCGGAAACTGACGCGCGCCCTGATCGGTTCCTGCGTCACCTCACGCCTCCAATCCGTACTGAAAGACGCGCTCGATGGTCACCGCGTCGCGCGGGTACCAGACGAACACGACGGCGCCACCTCGGCGCATCGACGGGATCTCGCGCTTCTGATAGGGGCCCAGGTGTCCGGTGGCGCCCTTGAGCTCCGACCAGAAGTGCTGGCCCAGCTCCTCGTGCCAGAACAACCAATCCGGGACACCCTTGGCTTCAGTGAACCCGTCCAGCCGCTCGAGGTGGACGCTCTCCATCACGCCGTCGCTGTCGCGGGTGTGCACCCCGTTCCAGCCGTAGTACTTCGCGCACGCCTTGACCGAGCGGGTGAGCTCGTCTTCGCCGGCGCCCTGGAGCAGCAGCAGGCGGTGTTTGGTGAAGTACGGGCCGCGCGGCGAGACGCGGTACGCCTGGGCGCGCGTCGCGGGGAACGACAGGCCGCGGAGGGCCAGGTTCACGGCATAAGTCCTAGCCGGCGCATGGCGTTGAGCAGTCGCTGCTGGGCGCCCTGGTCGCTGGCGTCCCAGTCGTCGACTACCGCATCCGCGGCACGCCGCAGGCCTGCTGGCAGGATGCGACCACGCGGCACGACGATCAGCAGGGGCTTGCCCATCAGCAGCGCGGCGCCCATCTCTGTCGCCTGCTTGACGTCGAAGTCGCGGTTGTCCGAGTGGATCGACAGGAACACCGCGGAGTCGAGGAGCTTCGGCAGGACCTCGCGACGAAATCCGTCGGAGTAGTCCGCCCAGGCCCGATCGTCGGGCGTCATCGGCGGCTGACCCTCCGTCGGGCGCTGGCGAACGCCGTGAATTGCCCGTCAACGAAGCGCTGGGCCCAGGTCGGTGTTAGACCCAGCAGCACCAATTCCTTGTGCAGCCAGCTCTTCAGTTGGAACGCGGGCTCGTGCGCGGCCCGCTCCGCCGCACTGCGCATAACGTCCGCCATGCGTGCGTCGAGGCACGTCGGACACACGCCGGGCGCCGGATCGTCGGGCCCGAAGCTGAACGCGTCGCCGCCGCTGCGCCCGCAGTAGCGACACGTCTCGATCGCGATGCTCATCGGAGGTACCTGAACCAGCGCGCTAGCGCCAGAGTGAGGCACACGCTCGCCAGCAGCCAGCCCGCCAGCAGCCACGCCCACCACGGCAGCTCGAACATCACGGGAC